GATAAAAGACCCTCCGGCAGCGTCAGTCAAAGAGATTGCAAGAGGAATATGCTTTAAAGAGAAAGTTGCCATGGATAAGGCAGAACTTCTTTTCAGGGGACTTATGAAAACAATAGACATACTGACAACCCAGATGGATGGGTTAAGGTCTAAAAATAAATATATAGAATAGAGGAGGGGATATGATAGTAAATCAACACTACTGCACTCATCGTAAAGGACTTATAATGACACCGAGTGTGTTTTGTAAAAAATGCGTTAAAGCAGGGTACGCAGCAGAAGAAAAGGCTGAGGAATGTACAGCTCATAATTTACATGAAGATTCAAGGCAGGCATGGAAATGAATAAGAAACAAAAAGTATCATTTTTTAAATCAGAGTTTAAGAGGTATGTAAAACTATTTAATCTTTTAGACTATGCATATTTTTATCAAGAAATAGACGGAGATTCTTACTGTGCTTGTATAGATGCAAGTGAATATAATGATACTGCTGAAGATGGTCAAAGGAATATTGTATTAAGATGGAGCAAACAATGGATAAACGATGAAAAAGATAAATATGGTTTATCTGCGGTAGCATTTCATGAAGCATTAGAAGTTGCTTTAAATCCTCTTAGACAACTTGCTTCCCATCGGGATATATTAGTTACTAATCGTGAAGTAGATTTAGAAGTACACAGGATTATAAGAATTTTTGAAAATACAATATTTAAGAAAGTATATAAAAAATAGGAGGAGGCAGGGAAATGAAAGGCTATCATGTAACTACTACAAATAAGATTAAGCGTTATAATCAATCAGGATGCATACTATCTCCTGTAAGGTTCTGGCCTAATTTATATACCGCACAGAGATGGGCAAAGCATACATGCAGGGATAAAATTTTAGAGATAGAAGTATCTGAGTCTTACCCTTTGCCGGATCATAAACCTGCAAGGTGGACACAAGAAAGTATTTATAAATGGGAGGAATTATGAAAGATTACTTTTTAGACTTTTCTTCTGTAGAGTTTGAATGTCCTTACTGCGGTACTGAATATATAGATTATGATGATAAATTATACAAGAAAATACAGAAGAATAAAAAATTTATGACATCAATCAACTGTGAGAACTGCGGAGAAAGGTTTGGAGTTACTGTGGATGTTGCAGGGGAGATGATAGGAGTTAAGTTAAAATGAGCCAGGATAAAGAATTATTAAAACTTATAAAATTTAGAATAGAATTTTTCATGAATCATTGTTTAAAAAAATGTAACTTTTTATCAAGAGGGGAATGTATTTTATTTTGTGCGAAACTTGAATTTGAAAATTCATCCGACTGGGTACGCTGTTCAAATTGCATTAAATTTTTTGGAGAAATAATATGAAATATGACATAGGGAAATTTGGGGTTAGTAGGATGATAGGAATATCTTTTAATAAACTGTTAGGTTATTATTCTATATCGTTCTATGTTTGGAAATATGAATTTATAATTTATTTAAAAAAAGTGAAAGTTATTGAGGAATAATGTCAGCAGAAAGAAAAAAATTAATTAAAGAGCTTGACACAGCCTTTAGGCATGGTATGAAAGAACAACAAATACAAAAACAAATAATTGATTATTTAACGGCTAAAGGTTGGTATGTTTGGAAAAATAAAAATACTAATCGTGGAACTGGGATATATTTACCTACACATCAAAGAGGAATTGCAGATTTAACTGCAATAAAAAATGGGTTTGTAGCGTTTCTTGAAATTAAAAAAGTAGGCGGTAAAATATCTAAAGAACAAAGAGAATTTGAATATCAGATAGATTCTCATGGTGGTTATTATTTTATATTAAAATCTGTTGAAGATGCTAAAGAATTTGATGGGATGTATGGGAATAGACAATGAAAAATATACCATGTGAAATGTGTTGTCAAATGGCCAATCATAGGCATCATTTATTTTCCAATACAAAAAAGAACAGGGAAATATACGGGAAACTTTTAGATGAACCATTTAATATTGTTTATTTATGTGTAGATTGTCACTTATCTAAAAGCATACCAAAATATACCGAAGCAGAATTCAGGACGGCAGCAATATTAGAAGGCGGACATGCTGGCCATGAGTTGCCACAAGGGAGCAAAGCGTTTCAATTTTTAAAAATGTAAACAAAGAAACTACAGGAGGAAGTATGAAAGTAATCGTGGAAGCTGAAAAAATAGCTGAAAATCAGTACGTAATTAAAGCTAAAGATTATGGTACTATATTAGTACATCTGTCTAAAAATGAATGCGAACCAGTTCAGGAAGGATGGTTGACGGAAGAACAGTTTGGAAAGATACGTGATCTAATAGATAATTGTACTGAATCTGAAAATTGCGTTAAACGGACTTGTCGTGAATGTGATTTAGATAGAGCCAAGAAATTAGGATACGTTAAGTCATCCAAGACAGCACGCCAGGAATTAGAAGAATATATAAATAAAATTAAACTTGTTATAGATATTAATGGGGATACTATTAGCGGTACGTTCCCAGTAGGGAATAGTAGAATTAAAGAGTTAATTGATAAAGCTATTCAGGAGGCAGAAAAAAAATGATTGATCTACTATTTCGTAAAGGATTTCAAGGCACTATGGAACTTAGAGGAACTACTTATTACGGAGAAGTTAAAGGGCATCACATAAGTTATTCAGGTAAGAACGTACAGGAATTAAGAGAGAATTTCGAGAAGGCTGTGGATTTATATATTGAGTTACAACAGGACTTATAAAATAAATTATAACAAGAGGTGAATGTATGGTTACTGAAGAACGGGTAATTAAAATATTTGAAAAGGATAGTGACTTATATAATTTTGAAGGGGACAACGCTTTTGAAGGTTTAAAAATTATAGCAAAGTATACTAAGAATATAGTTCAGGGAGCTGACCACGATGTAATTTATAGTGAAAGTATTGAAAAATTAATAGAAGCGGGAATGACAGAAAATGAATTTGAGCAGTTACGAAAAATGAATTGGATGATTGAAGATGACTCTTATTTAGCATGTTTTGTATAGGCTTTTTATAAGCATCCCACTTCGTAGAAGGGGAAATTAAATCATATAATATTGGAAGGTTATTATTTAAGGTATAAACTAAATTAAGTGGGAAGAAAATTAGTTATTTGAAATCGTCAGCCCCACGTTACGGGGCATTAAAAAAGGAGGAATGAATGATCTTTAACCAAGATAAAAAGAAAATAATAGAAGACGCTTTCGCAAGGGGTTACAAGTCATGTGAAGTCAAGATGATTAAACAGCATGAGATTGAGAAGCAGAAAATAATCGATGACTTGACTTGGGAAATTGAGAAGCTTAAACTCGAAAAGAAAAGCCTTGAATCTGATGTAGCGTTCTACACAGCACAGTATAAACAAATGAATGACACTTATCAAACAGCAAGGATTGTATCCAGAAGAAACGATCAAATCACATCAAGGATATTCCATTATGCTGATGAATTAAGTAAGAACAAGATTAACCTGCTGCAAGAGTTCGGAATGTTAAAATCGGACGCAGGGGAAACGAATAAATTGTTGGAGGAAAAGAAGTGAATGACGCTCCAACTAATCCAGCAACAAACCATGCACGTAAAATTATGGATAATTTCCGCAAAGGCAGGGAAGCTCAAATAGAACATGAGAAGTTTCTAAGCCGATTCCCTGACTTCTGTTATTGTGCTGACTGTAAACGTGGTGGGAACTTAACAAAGTATCCTAAGAATGAAATGGTACACATGCCTTATCAAGCTATCAGGAAAGGGATTAAGACTACTATTTACGTTCATAGATGTCAAGAACACGCTAAAAGATATAGACCACAGCGGTCAAGGAATGGGAATATAAATGAATGAAATAATAATTAGAGAAATAACACTTGACATTAAATAAACTAAGTATAAACTAAACACATGAAAACATTTTTAATAATACTTCTAATTATTATTGTTATATGTGTAATCCTATTTATACTTGGTTTTATACGCAGTAATTTAAGGGAATGGCAGGATAGATGAAAAAAATATATCTTTACATGTGCAAGAAATGCTGGAAGAACCGTAATAAATACGTTAAATGTCCTTACTGCGGAAGTAAAGAAATTGATGTACAGGAAGATATAACACTAAGTGAATAAAACTATGAATCCTAAAATTTATTGTAGTTATGAACAAATGGAAAATATAAAAGATACGTTATTTTATTTGTTTTATGATAAATCTATTACAATTGATTTTTTTATTGATTTTAAAGTTCCAGTAGAATATATTGAAATTAAAGGGAATATTGAATTATAGTAAAGCGTTCACATACTAAAACTAAACAAAATATAGTAAATGCAGAATAACATATTAAAAACAGCATTGGTAAAATGGGAAGAACTTAAACCGTTTCAACCTCAAGAATTAAAGAAGATGTCAAAAGTTCAGCTTGATAATATAAAGACATCGTTTAAAAACAACGGGTTCAAATCTCCTTTTTATGTCTGGGAAGATAAAGAAACATTATGGGTATTAGATGGACATCAGCGATTACCAATATTAAAATTATTGAGAGATGAAGGCGAAGCAGTACCGGACAAACTCCCGGCTAATTTCGTTTTTTGTAAAAATAAAAAAGAAGCTAAGAAAGCAGTATTGATTTATAATAGTCATTATGCAGACATACAACAGGATATTTTAGCGGATTGGATTAAGGATTTGGATTTTGATGATATTAAATTTGGAAAGATATTCCGGATATTGATTTCGGTAAGATCGAACAATTGCTTCAACCGCAGACCAATAATGATGATGACGTTCCCGAAGATATTAAGCCGATAACTAAAATCGGTGATTTATGGGAACTGGGACGGCATAGAGTGTTATGTGGGGATAGTACAAAGATTGAGGATGTGGAACGGTTGATGGACGGGAAGAAGGCAGATATGGTTTTTACTGATCCGCCGTATGGTGTTTCATATGCCGGAGGATTGCAATTTAAAAACAACGGAAATGTTGTTAAAGATAATCAAGAGATGATTAAAAATGATGAAACCGATGATATATATTCAGATGTTATTCCGATAATATCAATGATTTGTAACGGTGCTTGTTATGTATGGTTTGCAGGCACAAAGGCTTTAAAGTTATATTCAGCGGTTGAATCTGTTGGCGATATACATTCTTTGATAATATGGGTTAAGAACGGCGGATATGGAGCTTTGAACGCAAATTATAAACAGAAACATGAACCTTGTTTATATTGGAAGCCGAAAGGTAAAACATTAAATTTTACAGGTGGAACAACAGAAACTACGGTTTGGAATATAGATAAAGACGGAAAGAATAAAATGCACCCGACTCAAAAACCTGTTGAATTAGCACATAAAGCGATTATGAACCATTCAGCTGGATTGATAACAGATTTGTTTCTTGGCAGCGGATCAACTATTATAGCTTGTGAAAAAACAAATCGTATATGTTACGGTATGGAACTTGATGAGCATTATTGTGACGTTATCAGAGACAGATACATTAAATGGTGTATAGATAACAATAAACCTTATACTGTTAAACTAAATGGACAAAATTATAAATTTGAATAGGAATATATTATAAAACGGTTTTTTATCGGTTATGAGTATAGGCAATCCAAATATAGCAGAAGCAGGGAAATTAACGCAATTCAGTTCTGAAAATCAACCTGGAATTCAAGGTAAAAAGAAGAATAGATTCAAGCAAATACAGAATGACTTTGAATTATCAATAGACGACATGAGGCAGGTAATAACAGACTTGCTTTCGATGTCACCTGAAGAAATTAAAGCGTTAAAAGACAATAAAGAAGAGCCGGCTTATAGGCTTGTAATAGCTTCAGCGATATTTAATTGTATTAAAACAGGTAACTGGTCGCAGGTAAACTACATGTTTGATCGATTGTTTGGGAAAGCTAAAGAAACACACGAATTAACCGGGAAAGACGGTTCTGATTTACCAATACAGATAATAATAAAAGATGCCGAAAGACCTAATACTGGAAGTAATTCCTAAATTAAAACCGTTATATTCTGCTGATAATAGATTCATTGATATATACGGCGGACGTGGAAGCGGCAAGAGCTGGACTGTCGCTGATTTTCTGTTATTAAAAGGCTACCAATCAAAAAAGCGCATATTGTGCGGGCGTGAAATACAGAACTCAATTAAAGATTCAGTACATAAATTATTAAGCGATAGAATAGCTATATTGAAATTAGATTCGTTTTATCAGATTAAAAATGATTCAATAGTCGGGAATAACGGAACTGAATTTATATTTAAAGGTTTATTAAGAAATCCTTATGATATAAAATCGATGGAGGGAATAGATTATGCGTGGCTGGAAGAATCACATTCAATTAGCCGGAAATCTTTAGAAATACTTATTCCTACGGTCAGAAAAGAAGGCTCACAGATAATATTTACTTATAATCCCACGAATGAGAATGATCCTGTACATGTAGACTACACGTTAAGCAATAGACCTGATGTATTAAGGATTGAATGCAATTATAACGACAATCCATATTTCCCGGATGTACTTAGAAAAGAAATGGAATGGGATAGAGCGAATGATACTGACAAATATATGCACATCTGGGAAGGTAAATGTTTAAAGCATTCCGAAGCTCAAATAATGAATGGTAGGTGGGTAGTCTATGAGTTCGATTCTCCAAATATACAATTTGATACTGTTTATTTTGGGGCTGACTGGGGGTTTGCTAATGATCCGACATGTTTAATTAGATGTTTTATAATTGAGAATACGTTATTTATAGATTATGAAGCGTGGGGAATAGGCGTTGAGCTTGATGATATACCTGCATTATTCGACCAAATAGAGGGATCAAGAAAATTCACAATTAAAGCTGATAATTCAAGACCGGAAACAATCTCATATATACGCAGAAAAGGATTCAATATAAAGGCTGCGGAGAAATGGCCGGGAAGCGTAGAAGATGGGATTGCATATTTGCGATCGTTTGATAAAATTGTAATTCATCCACGTTGTAAACATACGATAGATGAATTCAAGTTATATAGTTATAAGACCGATCCGAGAACAGGGGAGATATTGCCTATAATTATTGATAAGCATAATCACCTAAACGACTCCCTACGCTATAGTCAGGATGGCATGGTAAAAAATAATAAAGCAATACTCGAAAGGTTTTAAATTGTTATTGACAAAAGATAATAAAGAATACGACATAATATCGAAGGTGAAATTATGGGAATAATAAAATCAGCATACCAAAGAATAGCAGGGCGTTATGATTCTTTAATTGATCCGGATAGTGAGAGAGGCGACTCAACAGATAAGACTGTACGTTTACGTGGCAATCTATCTATAAACAGCAATCTCTATAATCTCGGCTTATATTACAAAAATGGATTTCTTCAAAATATTATTGACCAACCTGCTGAAGACTGTACACGAGAATGGATAAAGATTCGTACTACCATTGACGATGAAGAAGAAGAAACAGACGAAGAAAAAGAGATTTCTAAAATGGTCGAAGAAAGACTAAAGGAAATCGGATTACAGCAGAAAATAACAAATTTAGTGCGTTATTCCCGGATGTTTGCAAAAGGATCATTCTTGTATTATGGAATTATTGGTGAGAACGTACAGAATAAAGAGATACTTAACCAGCCACTACCCGAAGTTATCCAGTCAATAGATTTCATAAATGTGATAGACGATCCCGATAGAGTGCAAATAGAAATTCCAAATAAAACCGATCCGACAGTTAAGAACTATAATCAAGTCAGATTCTTTATGAATGGATTCGAGATTCATCCTTCCCGGCTGTCATGGCTGGTTAATTCGTTCTTGCCGATGCAGGAAAGCGGAATATCAGTCGTACAGACAGTAGAGGACGCTATAAAAGCACAAGATTCAGCGTTATGGTCGGTGTCCTCAATGCTTGCGGATATGGCATTAAAGATATTCAAGTCTGATGATATCGCAGGACTCACAATAACGGAGAAAGCTAAACTATTGTCAAAGATCAAGCACTTGACTAATACACAATCAGTCATGGCGTTGATGAAAGATGAAGACTTCCAGAAGTTAATCTGGAATGCTACCGGATTAAAAGATGTGTTTGAGTTTGTATTTGATAACCTGGGCGGTGTTGCAAGGATGCCACGTAGATTATTATTAGGACAGTCTCACGGCATAGTAACAGGTGGAGAATTTGACACACTTAATTATTATGCTAACATTGCAAAAATACAAGAGAACCTGTTGAAGCCGATTATACAGAAAGTCGTTGATATGGTTAAGATAGAACAGCGGGGCAAGATATATCAGAAGTTAGGCGAAAAAGTAAACGAAGTTAATATAGATTTCACGTTTAATAACCTCTGGATACTTGACCCTAAAACAGAAGCCGACACAAATCATGTAAACGCACAGCGTGACCAGATAGACCAGATGATCGGTAAAACCAACGCAGCAGAATTAAGGACACTTGACGAGAGATACAAAGTGCTTGGAGAATATGTAATGGATCGGACAAATCTTGATCCTGCTAATTTGGAGTTACCTGAAGAATATAAGAAAGCACAAGAAGCAAAGAAAGCTGAAGATATTAAAAAGAAGCAAGAAAATTTAAACAAATAGGAGAATTTATGGAACTATCAGAATTAAAAAACAAAGCGTTTGACATCCGGGCAGAGATTGACAAAATCGATGTCGGGATACAGAAAGCAAACGAACAGAAAGCAAAGTTAATCAACGATTATAATCCTATTGCACAGGAAATATTTAAGATTGAAAATGAAGCGAAACAGGAAGCTAAACCAGAATTAAAAGTCATTAAACCTGAGAATGAATAACAATTATCCTCTACACATAGAGAAGCAGCAAGAACAAATATACGTTAATGCTATCTCTAAACTATCAAGAGCAGTAAACAAGAAAGTCAAACAAGAGTACAATAATCTTGACTCTGCTAAATTTGCAGAGATAGAAAATCAGATGTACGCAGAACTTACAAAAGTATATCTTACAACAGAATTTCTTACCACACAATTCAATAACGTTAATTATCTTCTTGACGCTTGGGTATATTCTAAGCTAAGAAACGAGATCAAGAAAGCATTGCTCAAAAAGCCGAATAAATTTTACAGTGTAGTATTTCAGAAAGACGATCCTTTAATTCAAGACTTTATAAATGCATATACCCGGTCAAACATAGAGCTTGTTCAAGCGTTAGGGAAACAGTATATACCTGAAATAAGCCAGTTAGCGTCAAAGACATTTCTGGAGGGTGGCAGCAGTAAAGAGTTAGCTTATCAGATGTTGAAGTTTACGGATGAGAATAAGAATAAAGCGGCTTTCTGGGGCAGGAACGAGCTTGGGTCGGCTTATTCAGAATTTACGCAGGCAAGACAAACATCGGTCGGGATTCGGGAATATATATGGCGGTCGGTCGGCGACAATAAAGTACGAGAAGCACATCAGGAATTAAATGGTATGAAATTCAATTGGTTACAAGGAGCGAGAGAAACAGGATTACTTGACGATACGCCAGGGGCGCGGCATCCGGGTCAACCGTATAATTGCAGATGTTCCGCGGAACCGGTGATTGAGATATGATAATATATAAAGCGACTAATTTAATAAATAATAAAATATATATAGGAAAAACTATAAGGACTTTAGATGATAGAAGAAAAGCACACATAATAGAAAGTCATAATAGTAAAGTATATTTTCATGATGCTATTCGGAAATATGGAGAAAATAGTTTTTCTTGGGAAGTATTAACGGAGGCAGATTCTGAAAGCAAATTAAACGTATTAGAAAAATTTTATATAGCCTGTTATCGTAAAATGGGAGTACTTTATAATTTAACTGATGGTGGGGATGGATTATCAGGATATAAACATACAGAAGAAAGTAAAAAGAAAATTGGGGAAGCAGCAAAAAAAGTAATAAAAACTGATGAAACAAGGAAAAAATTAAGTATTGCAAATAAAGGTAAAAAGCCTTGGTGTGCTGGTAAAACAGGAATTTTTTCAGAAGAAATGTTAAAAAAATTAAGTGATATAAAAAAAGGTAAAACACATACAGCAGAAGCAAGAGAAAAAATGAGTAAAGCACGTAAAGGTAAAATTCCTTGGAATAAGGGAATACCACAAACAGAAGAAATGAAAAATAGAATTAGTAATTCATTGAAAGGCAGATATTGCGGAGAAAAAAATCCTTTTTATGGGAAAAAACATTCTGAAGAAACCAAATTGAAAATGAAAAAAAATAGATGTAGCAATGAGCCAGTAATAGAAATATGAACGGAATAGAAGCATTATTGATGACTCAAAAAGGAAAAATAGATATGAAAGACGTAACAAATGATATTGAGTTTGAGTTAAGTAATATTGATGGTGAATTCCTGCCTATGACAAAATGTATTTGTGGGGCTGAATTTGGATACTGGGATTTTACAATTTCGATATATGAAGATTATGCAAAAGCATGTCCGAAATGCGGAAGGAAATTTATATTTAAAAATGAAATAAAAATTTATCAAATATGAGAAAAGCAAAAGAAAACATAATCAAATCAACACAGGAAATTAGTCACATCCTGAAGAAAGCCGGAAGTATAGAAATTGAAGTCAAGAACTGTGACGGCAAAAGGGAAATAATATACACAGTACCGGATAAGAAAAAGAAAATAAAATATACTAAGGTAAAAAATCAGAAATGAAAATACGTACAATCTCACCGCAAGTAATCGGGGCTTGTAACTACTACCGTAATATGGGAGTATTAAGCAAACTTGATTTAACGATAGAATACTCAGACATATTCGAGTGGCACACACTGCTTGATGTTGATATTTTATTCCTTGAAAGACCTTATACAGATAATCATTTACTGGCGATTAAATACGCTAAGGATTTTAATCTTAAAATCTGGATTGATTACGATGATAATCTTTTTTGTTTACCGGAATGGAATCCAAGTTATTCAATATTCAGCCAGCAATCAGTACA